CGCACCATGTAGTAGACCAACATTGTGGGTCGGGTTCTGCTCATAATAGAGACGCGCTGCTTCTGGATCTGACAGAGCTTTCTCTGGTTGCTGCCACCCAAAGCGAGTTGGCCCTTTAGAGCCTGCGGGTATTGTAACTAGATAGAAGCCTAGCTTGGAGCAGTAGTCTTGGACTGGAAAACTCATTCTGCCTCGCTCAAGTATTCGCTAAGTTTTTTCCATGTTGTTAGGCTGATTTGTTCGTTGCCTGTGGCTATTGATTTTACAGTGGGGTGGGATAGTCCACACCGCTCCGCAACGACAGTTAGGCGGCGATCTTGTAGCGCCACCCTTATATCGTCGATTGGTATTAGTTTCTGCATTTTTCACCTTTTTTGCGATTATGTACAAAAATATCTTTACTCCCTGAAACAATTTCTGTAAACCGATTTTTGTAGAGAGTGAAAAAGAAGTTGAATCGAAAGGAAATTGCAGTGAGCAATATCGATGGGTTGGCCTCCGAATGGCTAGAAGTAAAGGCGCAAGAAAAGATTATTATCGCACAGCGCCACGCGATAGAAGAGCAGATCACCGCAGCCCTAGAGGCAAAGGGTGAAGGCTCAACATCCCACAAGTTGGAAGCACACACGGTTACGCTGACACAGCCCGTGTCCCGTAAGATTGATCCAGTTGCGTGGGAAAAAATCAAACACAAAATACCTGAGAGTATGCACCCAGTTAAGGTGACCTTGGCCGCTGATTCGGTTGGCTGTCGCTACTTAGCTGAGAAGGAGCATCGCATGTGGGCAAAGGTTGCCCCAGCGTTCGAGACTAAGCAGGGCAAGATCGGCGTTAAAGTAGAGGTTCTGTAGTGACCCTCACTGACGTTGAGCTTGAGATGCTAATTAAGGCGTTCAAAGGGGTTACCTTTTTGGACGGCCTAAAGCAAAGCCCAGACCAAATACGTCTGGAGCGTAAATTGAAATGGTGGCGCGACCACCCAGATTTGGAGTTTGTATAATGCGTACTATTGATGAAATTTTAGACGAGGTATTTGCCCTCGTATTTGGGAGGGATTGGTAATGAAATTTAATGAAAAAGAAACTGAAATTCTTATTTCTGCAGTATCAACTTTTACTGGGGTAAAAACTCGCTCCCGAAAAGAAGTAAAATGGGAAGAAGTTATTCATTTAATTAAAAGGCTCGAAGTTTCTTTAAGACAGAAGCGTGTATGGGCCAAGAACTTTCAAGGAGCATAGCAATGGCTATTAATTTAAAATCACTGTCGAAGCCGACAGGACAACGTCCGGTCATAATGACCCTCTTCGGCGAGGGCGGGATGGGCAAAACCACGCTGGCAGCAATGATGCCGGGGCCAGTTGTGTTCATCAGAACTGAGGATGGCACAGCGTCACTGACAGGTAATGATAATGTCAGCCTGTTCCCACTGGCGACATCCAGTCAGGAAGTATTGGACGCTATTGAAACTCTTGGAACAGAGAAGCATGAGTTTAAGACGCTGGTTATTGACAGCATAACTCAGTTGGCAACCTTGATCGAAAGCGAGATAGTTGCAGCCGATCCTAAAGCCAAGAGCATAAATCAAGCGGCTGGAGGATTCGGGGCGGGGTACGGTGCTGCCTCAGAAATTCATCGGCAGGTGCGGGAATATGCGGGGAGTTTGGCTTATGAAAGCGGTATGAACGTGGTATTCTTAGCTCACGCAGATGTCGAGACATTGACCCTTCCTGATATGGATCCTTACAATCGATACGTCTTGAAGCTCCATAAAAAGTCTCAAGGACATTGGACTGACAACGTCGATCTAGTTGGTCTAATCCGACTGAAGACATTTACTAGAGGTGAAGGCGATAAGAAGCGCGCAATCTCGACAGGTGAGCGTGAGATCTTGTGTTTCCCACAGGCGTCTAGCGTTACCAAGAATCGGTTTAACATCACTGAACCGCTGCCCTTCACTTTTGAAGGCGGCAACCCTTTCAACGAATTTTTACCAAACCAAAAGGAAAACTAAAATGGACTTAAATGGATTTAACGCGCTGGATTTTGAACCAGCAACATCATACGAACCGCTGCCAGCGAATTGGTATAAGTGCGTCATCACTGACACTGAAAAAAAGCCAACGAAGAAGATGACGGGATCATACCTTCAGCTAACTATTGAAGTGATCGAAGGCCAACACGCGGGTCGCAAGGTGTTTGACAGACTAAACTTAGATAACCCGAACAGCGTTGCGGTACAGATTGCACAGAGCAGCCTTTCCAGTATTTGCCGTGCTATCGATGTTAACAATCCACAGGACAGCGTTGAGCTGCGTGACAAGCCCCTGATGGTAAAGTTGGCTGTGAAGCCAGCGGATGGCGAATACGGAGCGTCTAATGACATCAAGGGCTATGACGCAGTCGGTGGGGCGACTACGGCTCCAGCTCCTGCGGATGTAGCTGCCACGGCATCTACAGGATCTGCCTCACCACCTTGGGCAAAGAAGTAGAGTTCTATTGAAGGATGGGGTGGCAAGTCTGCCCCATTTTATGAATAGAAGGAGAAGCGCGTGAAACTTGACATATACTCTGACCCTGAAACTATTAAGGCTATTTACCAGCACTATAAAGTGCAGCGTAAAAACGAGCATCGGCCACACCTTGGTGGATCACAAATTGGGAACGAGTGCAGCCGCGCGCTGTGGTATCAATTCAGACACGCTTGGAGGCCCAGCTTTGATGGCCGTATGTTGCGCTTGTTTGAGACAGGTGACCGCGAAGAGGATCGCATTGTGGCAAACCTACGTGCCGTTGGCGTTACTGTCTGGGAGCGTGACCCAGATACTGGTAAGCAGATTAGGTTCGAGGGATGCGGAGGCCACTTTGCATTGAGCCTCGACGGCGTTGGTCAGGGATTTGCGGAGAGTGAAGAGCCACATACCTTGGAGTTCAAAACAATGAACGACAAGAACTTTAAGTCTCTCAAGAATTTAGGTTGCAAGAAATCCAAGCCAATCTATTGGGCGCAATGCCAAATCGGTATGCATCTGGGCGACATCGACAGATGCTATTTCTTTGCAGTAAATAAAAATAACGATGAAATGTATGGCGAAGTCATAAAGCGCGACAAGGCTGTGGGTGGATTGCTTATCAGCAAAGCCAAGAACATTGTGTTTTCCGCCACGCCCCCCTCCAAGCTGCACGAAGATCCAAGCAATTGGCAGTGCAAGTTTTGCAGCTACTGGTCGGTTTGTCATGGCTGCAAGATACCAGAGGTTTCGTGCAGAACTTGTAGCCATGTAACTCCAGAGCAGGATGGAACGTGGAGCTGCGCGAAGGGCAAGCCAGTCCAGACGTGTGAGGAACATTTATACATCCCACAGATCATGCCGAAAGATTTTGTAGTTACGGATGCTGGTGATACGTTTGTGGAATATGAAGATCAGGACACTGGCGAGGTTATTCGCAACGAGAACAACAGCCAAGCTATTTTTGATGAAAGGATGCAGTGATGGACCATAAAGATCTAGAAGAGATTATTTCGATTATGTTGGACGTATGCCCTGACAAAGTGACCACAAAAGATATGTCAATTATTATAATAAATCTGTTGATTCATAGACAGAAGGCACACCACTGGCTGTCCATACAATCAAATGTTGCTGAGATAATTATTGAACATTTGGTAAAGAGTTCCTTGGAGGCAGAGGAGCATCAAAACAACATAACGGCCATTGAAGATGCCAATGATTTTTTGGAGGGAATTGTTAATGGAACATAATTGGTGGGAAGATTTGGAGTTAATGCGTAGGTTGTATCGATATGATTCTGAGAGCGGTTTTATTTATGCCTGCGATAGATTGCCAGAAGATTTTTATGATACAGGTGAGGGTAGTTCTTTTGTGAGTGCGGCGGGTTCTGCGTCTAAATACAATATTGAGCGCAGTGGCAGGGCAGCTTTCAGCAGGCGTGTTAGGACAGTTAGATCGACGTGTGATTACTTAACGGGTAGTTCTTCCTATCGCGGCATTCAAAAGAAGTTGCTTGCACACCGCGTTGGATTTTTTTTGTATCACGGTCATTACCCTGTCTGGCCTAATTCTGTGGATCATATTAACCATGACGGCTGTGATAACAGGATTGTAAATTTGCGTGAGGTTACGGCTAGTGAACAGGCTATGAATACTAGGTTGAGCAAATCAAACACATCGGGTGTTAAGGGCGTGAGTTTTTTGAAAGACCGAAATAAATGGAGAGCCTCTGCTAATATTAATGGCAGGAAGACCAATCTTGGAACTTTTGCCACGATGAACGAGGCGGTGGCTGCAAGGCTAAAAGTAGAAAAAAGAGTTCTGTCCCATGACGTTTGAATTAAGAGACTACCAAAAAGAAGCTGTTGATGGCCTGTACAATTACTGGGCTGGCAAGGCTGGTGATAACCCACTGATTGTTGCGCCCACAGGATCTGGCAAGACGGCGATCATCGCGCAGATAATTAAAGACGCGATGAGTTTCCCCGGCACACGGGTGCTGGTTGTTACGCACGTTAAGGAGCTGTTGAAGCAGGGCGCAGATGGCTTGCTTAAATTGTACCCAGATGCTGATTTTGGGATGTACAGCGCAGGTCTGAAGCAAAAGGTGTTAGACCGACCAATTACATTTGCAGGCATCCAGAG